ATAGAAGGTGAGCCACTCGGCCTAGCCGTTACCTCACCCGCCGGAAGTGGGTCTTCTGTTGTTAATTCGATGGAAGGCGAAGAGAAGGTAGGAGGATCTGAGAGAGAGTTAGTAGACTCAGATGGAGAAGGTAGAGCACTTAATTCAATTGTATCCGAGTATTCCCCGGAGAAAAAGAATTCTGAATCGTTACAGCGGTCAGAAGAAACGATGCAATCTGAATTAGAGTGTATGTCCGAAGGATGTAGTGAATCAGATGTTAATTCGTCTGATTTGGATGCCAACCCTGCGATCGTATTTGAAATTAATAGTGGTAACACTATTATTCCATACGATACTCTTAATGAACATGATTATACGTCTGATGAGGATGAATTATGTCCCATTGATGATGAAGAAATCAATAGTGCTATGAAACAAGGGCGCTATTGGTATGTCGTCAGGGACATAATCTGTAAACATCAACGTCTTGGAAACAAATGCCCTTGCATGTTTACATTCAAGATTAAGAAGAATGTATATTATTACGATGAGGCTTCATTGAATGATATACAAGCCATTAATATGGAATGTAGATTAAATATTATCGCTAAAACCCAAAATAGAGATAATATTGCAAGATACCGGTTCCATAAGTTGGTTATTATTGCCTTAACCACTAAAGATAAAAATCTTGTTTGTGATGCTCGAATGCCGAGAGGAGAATTCCTTTCGATGTTATATGAGTTACGCGAACATTATCAAATCTTTAGTGATTTTGGCCATAAAAGCCAAGTTACAGAACCAGTATTCCAAGGACAAGGTTTTGGAGATAAGGTCGTCGAAATTGTTAAAGATATCGGCGAGACTGTTTGGAAATTTGTGTCGACCGGCGCGAAGACTCTAGCAGATCTTATCTCCAAAGCTTTGTCCTCCATTTTGGGTAGAGTGAAAGATTTGATTGGATTAGTTTCCGAAACTTTGGCTAATGCTCTTGATTCGATTGTAGAACGAATCAAGACTGCATTAATCAGAAGTTTGAATATTAGGGACTTTATACCCAGTATTCTCACTAATAGTGGATCATCAAAATTAATAGTAATATGTTGTGTGTTACTAGTAATTTTGGTTATCGACATTATGGGAATTCTGAGTTATCGCCTTGCCACCAGAATCGTGGATAATCTTATTAAGTATTATTCAGAGAAGGACGATTTTGTTGGCGAAGGCCCTGAACCTAATATGTGTGCAGGAATTATAAGCCTTTGTGGCTTAGTTCTTGGACTTACGGTTTCTGATCTATCAACTCTTTCCAAACGAGCGAGAGAAGTCACCTCTTTGGTCACCGCTGGATTATCAGGATCATTTTTATTGAGCTCTTTGTTCATCATTTTACCAGTTACTATTCAGTCTGCGTTGAAGTTAAAATTCGTAACAGCTGAATCGAAAGAACGAATGATGTTGGAAGACTGGATTGTTAAGAGCAATGCAGTCAATCGTTTGAAAAAAGTACCAAAAGTACTAGTTTCAGAGGAATATTACAACTGGTGTAATGATTTACATAGAGAAGCAATGAAAATGAAGGGCTTGATCAAAGTGCAAGCTAACGCGCATATTTTCTTGAAGAATTATGTTACTTTAGTTGAAACGCTTTCTGTTTTGGAGAGCTATCGAAATACTAAATCTTCAAGAAATTATCCCTATAGCTTGCATATTGCTGCCCCGCCAGGCTATGGAAAAACGCTTTTGGTGAACAAACTCTGTCAAGATCTCTTTGGAGTAGTTTCTAGAGAAATCTATACACGACCCGTTGCATCTGAATTTTGGGATGGTTATCTCGATCAAAGAATTGTTATATTAGACGAATTTTTGATCGGCGAAAACACAGATAAAGTTCGGATTGCAAAGGAGTACTTGGAGTTAGTTTCAACAAAAGCGTTTATCCCTAACCTGGCCTCAGTAGATAATCCTAGCGTCGGAATCAAAGGAACACATGCTGAACCTATGGGTGTTATTACCATCAACAATACACCCTATCAGAAAGTAAACAACGTCGATCAGAATGCTCTATGGAGACGTAGAGAGTTTGTGACCAAGTTGAAAATTGCTGAACAATTCCAGCATATCGTCACAGGTTCTAAAATTGATTTAGGATCTTTATCCCAAGAACAGATTAAGGAGAGAGCATGGCTAGTTTTCGATTTGATGCCTGCGGAGCCAAATCGCGGGCAACCAATTGAAAACTTGTCATATTCTCAACTTGTTAAAGCCCTTCGTGACCATCATCAACGATTTGTAAATACTTGCGAATTGATTAAGATTGGAAATGAAGATGAAATCTGTCTTGAGAAGAGTCCTAATGAAATGTTAGAAGACATGATGAGAGAATTGAGGGGAGTTCCTAATGAACCTCAATCTCTTAGTGACGCTATTTTTGAATTTTTCGGAAATATTACTTTCTTTGGACAAGGGCCAGCGGAAGGAGATGAGAGCGTGAAATCAACAGTTCCCATGACATCTGCCACAGCAGACATGATTGATAAAATCGAACTTGAACAAAGTGAGTCAGTATCAAATGATATCTCGGCCAATATAAAGGACAACGACGTGGACATTAGTCCTTTGTGGAGGCCAGAGGCGGGTAATCCTTATAGACCTGTATGGAACAGAATTAAGAGAATTCGAACGAAGAATAAATTATCTCGCGAGAAAGCTCTTTCTATGTTCCATAAATGTCTAGAAGAATTCCTGAGAGTTGATAAAGAGGATTCAACACTGGAATATTACCTTACAGCTCGCTGTTACCTTGAGGAGACTCGAGAACAACGAACTGAAAGGAAATGTACCGATGCAAGAATTATTCTTGCTTTTTTGAATCATCTTATCAGCAAATATAAATTTGAAACTGATTCAATTTGTTCAAGCACTGATTATCAATCATGTGATGATCAATATTCGACCGAATTTCCTACTCAAAAGGAAATTAACTCGACTATTGATCATTCGAATGTGGTTCCAACTAAAATCCATAGACATAAATGTCTTGGATATTACTTAGAACCACAATTCAAACCAAATGGGGAACCTTTGCTTGACAGTTTTCATGACGGTGAACAAGCTCTAAAGAGAGTTAATTGTCAATATAGCTTTGCACATAAACATGAACCAGGAATTGTACATTCTTTCTTATGTTCTGACTGTAAAAAGAGAGGACATAAGCAACAATATGATGCTATTCATGGTTCTGCTTTACCAATGCAAATGCAGAAAAGACCCGATTTAATCCCTGATGATTATGAATGGGAATACCAAGATGGCGATCCTGAGTATCGTGAAGCACTTGATAAAATGTGGTTGGATATTTATGTTGATAAGTTTTTGTCTTATGGACGAACACCTATCATATTATTAGAAGACCCAGAAGCTGGGCTCTATGGTTCAATCCGTAGTCCTCAGCAACAAGTGCAAACATCACTCAAGTTCGTAGCTTTTTGGTGTACTCTATTCGTGGTTATTCATGGAATAAAGAGAGTATTTTCAAAAGACAATCAACAACCTGAAGAGATTTGTTTTGGGCAGTCAGCGCAACCTGGACAAGTCAAAGGAAATGGAAGACAACCTCGCAATTACGGCAAATACAACCAAGACGACAATGCCCATGGCCAAGGCGGTAATCAACTATTGCTTTATATTGATGGTACGGCGATCAATGCCATTCCAATTAAAGGTAGGACTTTTATGACTTATTCTCATGCTTTTCTGCGTGAGGATGGGACAATGCAACCAAATGGTGTGAGTCTTAAAATTAAATGGAATGGTGTTGTAGAGACAACAACCTTAAATTATGAAAATATGTTGAAAGCTAGCGATGGCGATGACTTGGTGTTTTATACACACACGTGTATGAAATTACCTCAGTTCCCTG